ACGTTAATGCTAAATTGACGAAGCAGAAGCAGCAATGAAAAAGTATGCTAGCAAAGATACTGTTATTAGCATAGGTGGATATGAATTTACCCCAGCAAAACTAATGGTAGCTGCTACTATTGTGTCATCTGTACTAGGTGGGTTATACGGTACATTTGAAGTATATAAAGATTACGTAGGAATGAAGAAAAAGATTGCAGAATATTCTGCACCAGATTTATCTGGGTTTGATAAACGTCTAGCTGTTATTGAGGAGAACAGCCAAAAGACAAGTGACTATACTCGCGATATTAAAGTTGATTTAAAGAATGATCTTCGTCGCAACGAAACAGTAACTGAACAGGTAGAGCGCAGTGTTAAAACTGCACAACGTGAGACGGAAAGTGAAATGCGTGATATGCGCAAGGCTGTGCGTGAAGATTTGGAAAGAGCAAGAACTGAAGCGGCGGCAATTCGTAAGGATATGGAATCAACACGTAAGGAAATTAACAGTGAATTTACTGCGGCTCGTAGAGAAATTAACCGCGAAGTAGAAACACTAAAGAGAGAAGTTGATAGTAAAATACAAAAAGCTATGGACAATCCACTAGCAAATAAATAAATCTAAAGGAGATTAGTATGGCTGAAGAAAAGAAACCATTATCACGTTCCGAGCGTGAAGCACAAATTAAAGATAAAGCCGGTTGGTTAATTACTGTACTTGCTGCTCTTTTAGCTATTAATACTTATATTGCTTCCGGTAATAGTTCTAAAGTATTAAACAATACTATTAAAGCAAACGATACTTGGGCATTCTTTCAGGCAAAGTCGATTAAACAAACTCTTGCTGAAATGGCTAGAGACGATGCGGTTGAAAGAAAACAATTTGAAAAGGCAGATAAGTTAACTGCTAAAATTAATAGATACGAGAGCGAGCCTGCAACGGGTGAAGGCAAGAAAGAACTAATGGCTAAGGCCCGCGCTTTAGAAACTGAGCGTGATGAGATACGCAAGTCTGGACCATGGATGACCTTTGCTGGTTCTGGATTTCAAATTGCTATTGTGTTATTGTCAGCTAGTATCTTGGCTGTAGCACCCGCATTATATATTGCAAGTATTGCGGTTGGCGCATTATCTGCGTTGTTAATGAGTCAAGGCATATGGTTGTGGATACCAATAGTGCTATAACTCAACAAAAAAAGTATCGCAGCATTTTTATTAGTGATGTGCATCTTGGCACAAAAGATAGTCAAGCTGGCAAATTAAATAACTTTTTAAAACATAATAGTTGCGATACTTTATATCTAATTGGTGACATTATAGACGCTTGGAGAATACAACAAAATAAATGGCGTTGGAAACAAAGTCATACCAATGTTGTGCGCCGTGTTTTAGGTCATGCCAAACGTGGTACTAGAGTAGTATACATAGCAGGAAATCATGATGAGTTTCTAAGACCAATGATACCATATGGTTTTAGTTTTGGTCTAGTAGAAATTCACAATCAAATAGAACACATTGGCGCTGACGGCAAGCGCTATTTAGTAACACACGGAGACTTGTTTGATGGTATAACAAGATTAGCACCGTGGATATCATTTTTAGGAGATAAGGCATATGACTTCATTCTTTCGCTCAATAGCAAGTTCAATTGGATACGCCATCGTATGGGTTTTGGGTACTTTAGCCTTAGCAAATTCCTTAAGCACAAAGTCAAAAAGGCAGTAGACTTTATATTTCAGTTTGAAAAGAATCTTGCAGGATATTGTAAGAAGCGCGGATATGATGGTGTTATCTGTGGACACATACACCATGCCGAAATAAAAGATATAGATGGCGTCACATACATGAATGACGGTGATTGGGTCGAATCATGCACCGCGCTTGTAGAACATCATGATGGTCGATGGGAAATAATAACTTGGACTAAGGAAAAAGATGATGAACCTCAGTAATAAAATTACTATCGTGGTGCCTTGTAAGAATGAGGAAAACTATATTCATCATTTGTTAGATGCTTTGCGCCTACAAGACATTAGCGATACAAGAATCATTATTGCCGATTGCTCTACTGATAATACTAGACAAGTAATAAAAGATAATAGTTCTTCATTGAATGTCGAAATTATTGAAGGTGGCCCAGTTTCATTTGCCAAGAATAACGGAGCAAGATTAGTTACTACTCCATATATTTTATTCATTGATGCAGATGTTCGGTTCTTTAAAAACACAGTAATTAAAGATGCCGTTAACGAAATTGTGTCCAATGACTTAGATCTAATTGGGCTAAACATTAAATGTTATGACAAAGACTTACGTGCAATAATTGGATTTACAATTTTTAATATTATTAATCACATATTAAAATTCTTTTCCCCATTTGCAATCGGGGCATTTATGTTGACTCGCAGAGATAGATTTGAAGAATATGGCGGGTTCCCTGAAAAGACAGTAACATCTGAAGATTACTTTCTATCAAGAATGTATAGCCCAAAGAAGTTTAAAATTGCAAATCACTATTTTGGACAAGATTCCCGTAGGTTTAAAAAAATGGGATACTTTGGAATGGGTGCATACTTAATAAAGAACTTCATTAATCGTAACAACAAAACATATTGGGACAATCTAGATTCATCTAAGTACTGGAACTGAATGCTGTAATATTACTGTAATATATTATTTCATAAATAATAGTGTGCCAAGAGCACAAATCATTAACAAAAAGGAGTAAACATGAGATTCGAAGATCTAGCAGTAAGATTAGTAGCCGTTGAAGCTAAATTAGCAACACTAACAGGTATTAGTGCTAATAGCGATATTGCAACCGCATTAGAAGAACTAGATGCGCGTTTAACATTAGTAGAAGTTACCGTTGGCCATTTAGTTGCTGTTCAAACACAAGAACATATTGAAGCGATTATTGCTGCGCCAGCAGATGCTGCTCCTGTAGCAGTTGAAGATGTGGTGGCATTATCAGCAAGTGCAGATGTCCCAGCAGCCGCTGACATTGTAGCTGATGTAGTTAATGCTCAGGTTGAAACAGTTGCAGTTGAGAATACAGAAGTTGCTGCGATTATAGCTGCAGCAGTAGCCGCAGTTGTAGCTGCAGACCCAGAAGTTGTTACAGATCCAGTAGCAATTACTGCAGCAATTACAGAAGCAGTTGCAGAAATGCCAGCTCCAGCACCAGAAGTAGCAGCAGAAGCAGGTGCCGCAGTTGCTGAAATTATTGCCGCAGCTACAGGTGAAGTTGTTGCTCCAGAAGTACATGCAGAAATTGCTGCAGCTGTTGCAGCAAAAGCAGATCCAGCGTTAGATGCTATCGAAGAGCGTTTGAATGTTGCTGAAGCAAAGGTTAATAGCTTGTTGGGAAAGTAATAATAAAAATCAAACAATGGTTTGATAATTTATTTAATTCGGGTACAAAATAGCGTATCGCTGGATTTGCGTAACCAGCACTGAGGGCCGCAAGGCCCTTTTTTAATCTGTTTGATATTCCTGAAGTGCGATAAATTCTGCTTCGGGAATTCTAGTCTTACCGTTTTTACTTCCAAGAACAACAACGATGCGTCTGCCGATATCAGTATCAAGCATCATAACGATACAACCACCGGCAGCATTTGTTGTTCCAGTTTTACTCACAATAAAATTATGTCTCTTTCCAATAATAGGATTTGTATTATTAAAAAAGAACCACTTCTTTTTAATTTGAATTTTTACTTGCGATGTTTTACTTGCTTCTACAATATCAGTATAGTAGCTTGCAGAAAGAACTAGTTCTAATAAATCTCTAGCTGTACTAATATTCATTGGGCTTAATCCAGACGCTTCTACAAATTTAGTATTAGGCATATTAATTGCCATAGCTTTTAAATTCATATCTCGTATACAACTAGGTTTGCCGCCAGGATAGTTGTCGCACAATATAATAGCTGATTCGTTACTGGACTTTACAAGTGCCAACTGTATGTGTTGCTCTCTTGTAAATTTGCCAAGCATTTGTTGCGGATCTTGGCCTGAATCAATTACGACCATTGCAGTCATAAGTTTAGTAATACTGGCGATTGATCTCGATTCATCAATACTTTCGCCTTCAATAATTTTTCCATTACCATTAGCAACAAGCCAAGAATGAGCAGTTACTTTCATGGAAAAGGCATTGCTTGTTATAAACAATGCCAATATCATTATATATTTCATAAGTAATCTTTACTAGATACACGCCCCATTATCTTATAATTGTGACCTGAACCTAGCAAGCAAGCTATCTCAGTACTGTATTCGACTAATGACCATGTCTTTGTTGCAGGATTAACTGTTAATACAATCTTATTTGCGAATGTATCTTGGTCAAATACCATAAGTATTGTCTCACGGTATTCTTCAAATATTGCGTCAAACATCTCTTTTGTTTCCATGCACAAAACAGGCTTGGCGTTTTCTTGACTACACGCAACCGTAGACACGGCTAGTAGAAGTGATAATATAATTTTTTTCATAATGGATGCGGACCCCAGAGTTGAACTAGGAACTAAGGATTATGAGTCCTTTGTGATACCATTTCACCAATCCGCGGCATAATTTATTTATACAACCGGAGTATACTCGATCCCCGTTGTAGCTAAACCTACTAAACCAATTGTAGTTTCAAATGCTGGTAACTCACTAGCTGCAACTAAAACATCTGCTTGAGACAATTTGCTGCTATTCATCCAATTAACATATTCCGTAACTTGTGCAAAAGTAGCATCAGCACCAAATACATTTTTGTAGACTTGTTTAATAAATGTTTCGTTGCTAACACCGCCTGCGTCTGTTTTATAAACATCTGTAGCTAGCAATGCTTCTGCTAATTGTTTGTTTGTCCAGCCCTTGTCCGCAAGGTTAATACCAATACCTACATAGGCTTTGGTAACATCTGCAACACCTAAGCCAGCAGCTAATAAAGCATACACATCGCCAGCTTTGCCTGCCGCATCATACGCAATAGCTTTATCATTAAACACAACGCGCTCGTGATCTGCCAATTCAAAACTAACAGTAGGTGATAATGTACTTACTGCAGATACTTTACTTGCAGATTTTGTAACTGTGAAGTCTGCAGCTTTACCGTCAAACGCATAAGTATCTACACCAGTAGTGCCAGTAACATCAACAACAACATCTACGACGCCATCGCCAGAACGACCAGTTCCAACTGAACCGAATGTAGCAATTTTACCCAATGCACCAACTGTAGCAACAGTCAGGATCAAATCATTTGTAGGCGAGGTTCCGCCCAATGCAGTTCCTGCAATAGTGATAGTATCCCCTGCAACATATCCAGCGCCAGAACTTGTTGCTACTGAATCTAGTGCTACAATATAAACACCATCTGTTTTAGTTACATCAAACTTTGCACCGGTTCCTGCGCCAGCAGTTGTGCCTGTTTTGTCTTGATATGTTGTATTAACTGGTTTATCTTTAATTGTAATTTTAGTTGTCATTTTTTTCCTTTGTTTTAATTAAATCTTCATCATAGTATTCATTCTTCATAATCGCATCATCAAACTTTTCCTCATCTGTTTTTTTATTATTACGAAAAATAGCATCGTAATTATTATCAAATGTAGTGAGAGGAACACTATATGGTCTAGGTTTACTACCTTTACCGTTCATTTATTTACCCTGGCCTCTGTATGCCTTATAACTTCTCTTTTGAGTCTTATTCATACTAGAAGTTTTTGCCTTACCACCTTGTTTGGTGCGTTTTTTAAAGTTATGTACTATTTTCATTTGGTATCTTTATTATTAAGTTCTTGCTCAATTTTATTCAATGAAACATTTAGTGATGTTAGTGCACGCTGATAGTCTGTAATCATACTATCAGGCAATTCTGAAATCCATATAACTTTTGAAGCATCAACTTCTATGGTATGGTTAACAACATATGGGGCATATGGAAACAATGCCAACGTCATTTCTTTTTCAAATCCAGGTTCACGATTAGGTGCCATTGTTAAAATGAATGGTTGCACAAGTTTAATACTTGATGTTTCCATTGACATATCAGCAACCAATTCTTCACCGGTTTGTAGCTTTAAAATTTTAATCATTTAATTCTCCGTTTACGAATAATATATTATAACATCTTTATGTCAAATATCAAAGTATTCTGTTATCATTTGGACAACTAGGGCCGAAGCCCTAGTGTTTTTACGAACCCTTTGTAGGGAGTTTATCCCCACGAGTGGCTAGTCGGTGTCGTACTTCGTGTACGATTTTTATAAAAGCTTTAATGAATTTCATAATAGACCTCTGCGTGATAATACTTGCATTCTAGTTTCTAGATCTTTATGATCTACAGAATCTCCTAGATACATATCAATTTCTTTTTGATATGATGGAGTAAAGGCTTTTTCAACCCATGACCAAAAGTCTTTTACCGAAGGAACATGAGCTCCTTCAAATTCTTTTAGATCATTGGTCATTATAGCATCCTATCTTCTACAGGATCTTCTGTAAGTAATTGAGGTTTAGATTTCTTTGTAGGCTTTGTACTTACTTCGGAATCTTTAACTTCAATCTTCTTTGGCTTTTTATGCTCAGGAATAATACGCTCTAAGAAAATCTTAAGCATACCATTTAGCATAGCGGCATCTTGAACTTCAATATGGTCTTCCAAAGCAAATGTGCGAG